CCCAGGTATCTATACCATCTCGAGTTGTGAAAACTCTCGCTGGTGGTCGTTTACCTGTGACCGGGCAGCACTAGGCTGCACGGTGTATGTCACATAGTGCCACTCACGACGAGTAGCGCTTGTGAATACAGTTCCAGAACCAATAAGACCTTTTAACGGGTCGAACTGGTGGTTTTCGGGGAGAGGACTCAGCGACGCAAGAAGCGTCGCCCACATGAAATCCGAAGGATCTCTGTGGGTCATTCTCTTAGCTACTCCTTTAATGGTAGTAGCATCCGGATCAAAAAGATATTGATCCGTCCGTTCCGGGTCAGCGGGGCCTGTGAAGGCTCCAAAGCCCGACGAAACAATCGCTGCCTTGAGATAGGCAAGCGTTGCGTCTAACGGAATTGAATGACTAACCGACCAAAGCCATAGCGCGTTATGCGCATGGAAGAGGTCCATAATGTCCTCAGGTATTCCTTTTAGGAACACCCCCCGAACTGGATAAGCGCGGTACCAATCGGTTCCGCAGCTCTCCCTAACCGGTCCTTTTGTAAAGGACTTCTCAATGTTAGGCGAGAACCCACTCATGCGTAGGAGAAACATAACATCGGGTGCAAGCACCCGAGGAAGAACCAAGTCATCACCGTAAACGGCGATGTTGGCAGTCTTCCATCTCCATCGTGCATTCTTAACAACAGCATAAACAACCGCTGAAAAGATGAGCGACTCGATAGCAAACGTCGCCCCGTTACCCATGCTAGAAAGCTTGGAGTAACGAACCTTCGTGCCGTCTGGTAAAGTGCCAGACGGTGAACGCAATGCTGTGAGGTATTCATACCACTCAGCAGGGAACAGCATCTTTACTATACGTAAAGACACAGTATCCGAAGCCATTGATAAATCAATAGTTGCCGGACTGTCAGGATTAGGATTCACAGATCCCGCTTTCGCGAGCTCTTGATTCTTCACCTGGCTGTTAAGGTTTAACCCCCATCGCTTCTTCAAACGTTTACGGACGAATCCGTCTACGCCGAGTTGAAGCATAACATTGAGGGTGGGTTCGATTGCTATGGGCCGGTCTTTAGACCGGTCCTTCTGTACCGTGGTAATCCTGTTTCCAGGAACGTTAATCAGGGATTCCTCCCAGAGTACCGATTCGCATTCAGGTGAATTTAGCATAAGCTCGCCCTTACGGGTTTGAAGCTTAGTGGCTAATGTCACCA